AAGGCTGTACGATTCATCGAAGTATCTCTTGAGTTCCCACTACCTACAGCTTAATTTTAGGAGAATAAAATGGCAAGAAGTTCTAAAGTTGATCCTTTGGAGAAGTTTAGATTTGCTATTAGCTGGAGTTCTAGTGGTGATTCTGAGAAAACGGCTCTAGTACGTCTTGGTTTCCACGACGTACAAATGCCTAAACGTGCAACTACGAAAATTAGTTACCGTGAAGGTATTGATCCAGACATTAATCAACTCGCCCCTGGCCTTAGCACAATGGAAGACGTTGTGATGAGCCGTGGCGTTATCATCGAAGATGCTAACGACGAGTTTTATAAATGGATGAGTGCTGTTCATAATCCTACCACTGGACACGTTGGACGTGAAGCATTATCGGCTCGCCCTGCTAATGCTGCTGCAGCTAACTACAGAAAAGACGTTACGATTCAGATGTTAGATAGAGAAGGGAATGTTGCTCGTCAATGGACTCTTTACAACGCATGGCCTTCAAACTTCGTCCCTGCATCAGACTTAAATGCTGGTGAAGACGGAGATAAGGCAATGGAACAGTTGACTCTTTCTTACGAAGATTTCAAAGAAGAAGATCCTGGCGGTTCCGCTGGACGACCTTCTTCTCCAGAGTACGCTTAATAGCTTTAAGAGGGGGAGGATTTTCTTCCCCCTTTTATTTAGGTATTTATGAAAAAACGGCCATTATGTATTTTATGTAAAAAAGATGAAGTAGAAACTAATGGTAAGTATTATAGAAAAGAGTGCTCTAGTTGTAGAAAATTAAAAAGAAAACAATTTCAGTATAGACAATATAAAAAAGATAAATGTGAATACTGTAATTTTGTTCCGATACATTCTTGTCAACTAGATGTAGATCATATTGACGGAAATCACTATAATAATGATCCATCTAATCTACAAACTCTATGTGCTAATTGTCATAGATTAAAAACTAAATTACAAGAATAGGTTGTTATGGCTAGAAGTAGTAAAGCAGATCCTGTAGAAAGGTTCAGATTCAGAGTCACAGTAATTGCTGTAGACCCTAGTCTAACTGGTATCGTTGAGACCATTGCATCTGTCGCTGGTGATAATACACTAAAAAAGACTTTCGCAATCCTCTCACGATCTGGATTTAATGAAATTACTTTGCCTAAAGCAAACGTATCAGAAATTCCGTATAGAGAAAATATTGATAACTTACGATTCAGTAAGATTCCTGGACTTGTTAAATATGACCCAATTACTTTGCGTAGGGGCGTAACAGTCAATAGAGATCTTTATGATTGGTATAGATTAATCAATGAAGAAATTGCATTGTTGTCTGCTGCACAAGAACTTAATCAAAATGCTAAGTTCACTCCAAGACAGAGCGAAAACTATCGTAAAGATATTGTTATCGAAGTTTTGGATCGTAGTGGAAAATCAATCAAAGCATGGTATCTTATGAACGCTTGGCCTGTTGCTTATAAGCCAGGCAATGATCTAAATGCCAGCGCCGAAGAAAAACTCATCGAAGAGATGACTCTAACTTATGAGTTGTTTCTCGAACTTGAAGGTGGAATTGACGGTTTAGCTAAAGAACTTGCAAAAGGCGTATTAATCGCTGGAGCAGGAGCTTTGTTAAACGAGGCATTACCTTTCTTAAGGGATTAATATGGCAAGACCAGCAAGTAGAGATCCACTCGATAAGTTTAGATGGGCAGTTACGATTGATGGTTTTAATAGACTAGGTTTTACTAGTTGTGAAACACCTTCGTATGCAATCAATACACAGAAGTTCGCCGAAGGCGGCGCACACCTGTTTCCAAAACAGATTGTTGATTCCATTGAATATAGACCAGTAACTCTTCAAAGAGGAGTTACTTCTGATCTAGATTTTCATAAATGGGCTGTTCAAGCTTTTGAGTTACAAACAAATATTACAGATAAAGATTATAAACGAGATCCGTCCGTAAGTACTGGCCCTCAATTACCTCCTTTGGGATATAGACGTACAGTTATTATCGACCATTTAGACAGGGCTGGACGGGTAGCAAAAAGATACATTTTGTATAATTGCTTCCCCATAGAGTATAAACCTGCATCAGACTTCGCTTCGGATGGCGACGATTTGATTAGCATGGAAAAATTAGTACTTGGTTACGAGTCATTTGAAGTTAGTCTCAACGAACAAAACAAGAGTACTAACCCACTTGATCCACGAGATCTTATCAAACGACTTATTAATAGAGCTTTTTAAAGATATAAGAGGAGAGACTTATGCTTATTCAATTACCTAATGGTCTACTTGATGGAGTAGATCTTTTTAACTACGCTGAAGTAGATGAAATCCGTGGTAAACAACAGAACTACCTTGCGGATAAAGATTTGATCGTAGGAAATATCGGACACATTCCAAAGATCTTAGAAGATCTAGTATTGAGCCTACAAACCAAAGAAGGTTTGAAATGGGGCGGCAATATGAAAGAAGGCATTTATAAGCTTTCTAATGGAGACTTGGAAACTATCCTAGTTAGAATCCGACAGAACACGTATGGCGAACGCTTCTATTACGAAGCTCAATGTGGCCATTGCGATCATGTTAATAAAGATCTACGTTTGGATTTGGATAAACTAGAACTAGATGTAATGTCTGTAGAGGAGCTAATGGACAAGTCCAAAAGGACTGTCAAGCTTCCTAAGTCAGGAAAAGAAGTAGAGTTCAAAGCTCTTTACTTAAAAGATCTATTTGATCTAATTAAGATTACTTCTAATAAAACTGACGAACTTATCACTAGTTCCGTAAGTCTCTTTATTAAACGTATCGACGATAAAACAAAGATTACTTCGGAAGATATACAGAATCTTTCTGCCTTAGATATTCAGTACCTTAATGAGCAGGCCATGACCATTAAGCTAGAAGGCACCATTGATTCTAATATCACAACTGAGTGCTCAAAGTGCAAAAAAGAGTTCGAGACTAAACTTAACGTTTACGATCCAGCTTTTTTCGGCCCTACCAAGGGATACAAGACTACCAATATGTAAGTCATGGCCAAGATCTCTTGGTGGACTATGCTTTCTTTGGCCAGACATTTCATTGGCCTCCTAGTGAAGTCGATAGACTAACATGGAACCAAAGGAAGATGTTGAAGCAAGCATATAAAGACCACGTAATCAATAATACTGACGGGAAGAAGTAATGGCTAGACGTAATTTAGAAGTAGTTATTACAGTCAGAGACGCTGCGAGCGCAGGTATTGATAAGGTTAAGAACAAGACCAAAGATGCTGGGGATGCTGCTAATAAAGCAAACCTAGACTTTTCAAAGTTCAACAAGACCTTATTTGCCACTACTGCGTTCGTAGGCACCTTTATCAAAGGTATGTCTATGCTAAGAGACTCCCTAGACCAGGGAGCGGAACTAGATCGTTTAGCTAATCAGTTTGAACGAGTACTAGGTCCTCAAGGGCGTCTTTTCGACTCCTTGAATAGCATGACGACTACTTCTGTCGATAAGATGGAAGCTTTGAGAGCCGGATTGAAGATGGCCCAATTAGGGATCATCAGCAATTCAGACCAAGCTGCCGGAATGATCGCCAAAGCTGGTACAGCCGCCAAACTCGCAGGCTTAGATGCTGCAGAGGGTGTTCAGAAGTTTACTAACTTTATGACCACTGGCGAAGTCAGCCAACTAGAATTCCTAAATCTTATCTCCCGAACAAACCCTGCCCTACAAGCCCAACTAGCCGTATTGAATAAAGCTGGTGGTATTATGGGGACGGTTGTAAGTACTCAAGCTAAATTAGCTATGGGACAAGCCTTGCTAACTGCCGCTACTAAAGGCAATATGCACATGGCTAGAGACCTAGCTGACGTGATGACAGACCTACGATCTAACTTCGATTTCTTTAAAAGAGAAATTGGTAGATTTATTGGTACTGCTTTAGCTCCTTTACTAGATTCGTTCTCACAGTTTGTCTGGAGACTACGCACTGGTTTAGAAGACATCCGTAAGAACCATAAAGAGATCGTATTCTTAGCTAAGGCATTTATCTTAGTTACAGGAGCGGCTGTTGGTTTAGCTGGAGCACTAGGTACTCTAAGTTTAATGGTAAAACTATTAGGTTTTGCTGGTATTGGACTACCTGGATTAATCACAAGTATCATTACTTTAGGAAGTGTATTCTTAGGAGTAACTAGCAAAGCTGATAGCTTTGTAGAGAAACTAAAAGTATTCGGAGCTTTCTTTAAAGGTATTGTAGAGCTTGTTCAGAATTTTGACCCTAGTACAGGTTTCAGTAAACTAAGTAAAGCTACTTACGATTTACTACAGAAACATGGATTAGTTGGAATTGTAGAATTTTTAAGTAAGATCATTATCGTAACTAAAAGAGTAGTTACAGATATGGTTTTAGCCTTCAGATGGTTTGCTAATAAAGTAGACCAGATCTTTGGAGGCATTTTCCGTGGATTCATTGACTTCATGGATGCCATCAATAAGCCTTGGAGCTTATGGTGGGCTACGGACGCTATTAGTCCTGTAGAGAAGTTCGCCAGAGGAGCTATCGTAGCTCTAGGCGCTGTAGGCGCTTTTATCCTAGCCAATAAGGGCTGGGGCCTACTTAAGGGTTTATTGGGCCGTATTCCGGTTATAGGCAAACTTTTCGGTGGTGGGGGCGGTAAGGGCAATGGTCCTTCTGGAGCCGCAAATGACCCCATCTTCGTTGTTCCTATGGGCGGTATGCTAGGAGGCATTGCTGGTAAAGCAGGAGGTCTCGTAGGCGGTCTAAAAGACTGGATAATGAAAGCAGGTAAAAACCTTGTAATTAATGCTGCTATTATTGCCTCAAGTATTGGTAGCACAATTATGAGAATTCTAGCTGCCTTGGCTGCACCGCTTATCCAAGCTGGTACTGCTATGATGGCCGCTATTGGGCCGATGATCGGACCTGCACTAGCCGTAGCTGCTGCCGCTGCTCTTGGAGTTGCGATTGGCAAAGGACTAGATTTTGTTATCAATAAGTACACTCAAGGTGAGACTTCTGAAGGATACAAAGGCGACATCTTAGAACGTGGTTTGTTTAAACTTGATAAAGCTACCGGAATGTTCGGTATTGCAGATCAATGGATGAAAAACAAACAGCAGATGGACGAGTTCCAAAGCAAGGACGATGCAACACTAGTAAACGAGTTCAGAAAGAAACAAGGACTATCTCCTTTAACTCCTGAACAAGAAGCTAAGTTGCGTAACAAGGATGGAAAACCCACCCCAGTTACAGTTCCTGCACCGCAGTCTATTGACCAGATCTCTGCCATTGATTCAATCGGTGAGCAGATGAAAGGTATGGACGACGTTAATCGTAAACGTATGCAGTCTGCCGTTGAAGGAGCCTTTGGCTCTGCTTCTGCTGGCGGTAACATGCTTACTTACGATGAGATGAACGATATTATGAATAACAGCGCCCAAACTGATTATTTAAAACAGATCTCAGAAAATACAAAACCTACTCAGAGAATGTCTACTCCTATTGGAGGACGTAGACCGTAAGGAGTAATCAATGGCAGTTAGACAACCGAATAAAAGCCTGTCAATGGACAGCTTGGCTAATGTTGGTGCTCCTTATGAAAAAGAACTTCGTAAAGCTGCTCTTTGCGCCGTTAAGGACGACGGCACTATTGTCAAAGTACCAGCTAGCGTTTTCATGTTGAACCCTTCTAGCTATGAAGATTCAAAGTCTGCTAATTGGTCTCGACAAGTTGTTCCTGGCCAGAGCGATCCTGTTTTGCAATGGGTATCCTCTGGAGAACGAGTAGTTTCGTTTGAAGCTCTCGTCACAGCCGACACATCATATTATGAATTGACTGAAGGCACATTTAAGAAACCAGGAGAACCTGAAGATCCCACACAGAAGTTTTTAGCTAAAGTAGGAGAGATTGCTTCTGCCTTTTTTAAGATTAGTATTCCTCAACCTAGACAAGAGATTAAAAGATCTAATATAGGTAAACTAGATATTTCAGAATATTTAAACTATTATAGATCTCTTTTATATCCTACTTATGATAATCCTAACCATCCGAGGAAGCTACAGTTTAGTCCTCCTCTATTAGTTTTGTATGATGGTGGAGCTATCACTAAGTTGAAGTATGAGAACAAAATTAGTTCTCTACATGATTTATGGGTACTAACAGATATAAAGATTAGGGTTACAAAACAACTGCCTAACTTGGCTCCTATGGAAGCCGTAGTTCAGTTTACTCTAGTTCAATATAATATCAGGTCATTTGATAGATCTAGATTCACGAGTTAAATATGGCTAATTTTAAAAGCACATCTAGATACGGTCGAGGGGTTGCCGCCAAGACTAGGGATAATAAAAACTTTCTAGTCCTAAGACGACCCATTGAAATCAAAGAAGATGCTTCTGACATATTCATTACAGTGACTCAAGAATATGCACAAAGGCCAGATTTAGTTTCCTTCTCAGTATACGGCACTGTCGAGTACTGGTGGGTTATCTACGAATTCAATAATATTAAAGATCCTTTGTTTGGTTTAAAAAGAGGCCAGATCTTAAGGATTCCTGCTATTGAAAGAGTACTAGCGGCTATTGAACAGCTAGGAGATTAATATGATCGACTACAGGAAGTTTAAGACTCCTTATTATCAAATTGAAATTAGGGATTCTGCTGGAAAAAGAAAAGTAAAACTTCCTCATCATATTCTACGACTTTGCGTAAAAGTAGAGTTGTTTGAAGCCCTAAGTTCAGAGAACGGTACTGATACTCTTACACTAGATTTTATCGAAGGTTCTCGTGAACCAGCTTCTACAGATGCTTCTATGGGCACTAGTGGTCTATATAAGATTCCTCTAGAAGGTGATGGCGTTGATATGGAAGTCTCTGGTTCTATGACAAATAGAACTGGCGTACTTACTGATCTTCGCTTTAGTGGTAATAGCGGTATTACTTTTATTACAGAACAAGAAAAGAAAACTGGTAAACTAGATAATAAGATTCAAGAAAACGTAGAAGGAAAGAAAACTACTCGTAAATTTAAACGAGAAAGTTCTGCTCCTGTATTCTTGTTTCAACAGAGAAATCAAGTTAAAGTTACTTGGGGATATATTGAAGATCCTAAGACTGTTCGTTCGTTCGTTGGATATATTTCCATCGTCCAAACAGATTTCCCTGAAAGCTCAATGCCTACTACAAAGATTACTTGTCAAGGTGCTTTGTTTGGATGGGACCAGATTTCTACCAAAGCTACTAAGACCTTTGGAAAAAGAATTACTACTTCAAAAGGTAATTCTATCATTCAGTTTCAAGATTTGAAGACTGACGAAGTACTGAGAAATATCTCTGATAAGACTGGTATTCCAGTTATCATCAGTAAAGATATGGAAATCAGTAAATTTGATAAAGACAAACAAAAGATGTGGTTAGCCGGAGAGAGCTTTAAAGAGTTCATGGACCGCATGGCAGCAATGGAAAATGCCATGTGGAAGGTAGTTACCGATCCAAAAACTGGCGTTGACAACATTGTATTTATTACTAAAAAAGAGTTTGAAGCTAGGATGATCCCAGCTTACGATCCAAACTTATTTACTTTTAGAGCCCCTGGAAGCATCCTCAAATCAGTCAGCGTCAAAGTTGATTTTGGCGGTATCGGAGGAAATGCTCAAGTAGGCTTGAATGAAAATGGCGAAGTACTGAGTAAAGAAGATATGGTAGGTAGGGAACTATTTACTAAATACAATTCTTCGGCAACAAAAAAACCTGAAGAAGCTGTTGACATTGATCCTAACTCAACTAACCCAATCAGTTCAGTAACCTCTATTACAGATAATATTGCAGGCGGAGATGTAACCGGAACAGTAGAGCACAATCCTAGAACTGATGAAGCAGGTCTTGATAAGACTGCTTCTGTTACTGCTAACAAACAACATAACATCATTCAGCTAGATTTTACTACCATAGGATTCACGAAGATGACTCCTGGAGTTATTGAGCTTAAAGGAATCGGTGTACGTTACAGCGGCAAGTATAGAATTTTGACTGTAACTCATACTATCGACTCTTCAGGTTATATAACTAAATGTACTGCTACTTCTTTAGCTCTTCCTAGAGGAGGCGTCAAGTTAGACGATACTCCTAAAGGTCAAGAGAAAGAAGAGTTTGTAACTCGCCAATTATTTAGCGATCCTGCAGGCCAGTATCATAAGTTACAAGGAACCGACTAATGTTTAAACTTAGAGATTCAAAAGGACAAAACAGGTATCTCGGTAGCTCAAAAGCTACTGTTATCGACAATAGAGATCCTGATAATAGAGGAAGGATTCGTGTTAATCACCCCCTATTAGGTGAGACCTCTTGGATCGACTATGTAAGTGATTTTGGAATGTTTGGCCCTCCTGCTGTAGGAGAGGTTGTTTATGTAGAGTGCGATACTGGAATGTACGAATTTCCATACGCTCGTGGCAAGGTTACTAAAGGTGATCTTGCTAGCCCAAGCACTCCAGAAGTATTTAAAAGAACAGTTCCTTCTAATCGAGGACTGTTCACTCCTGGCGGAAACTTCATCGAGATGGATGACGGAGAAGCTAAAGGAGGCGGCGACCCAAAAGATACCGATTTAAGTACAAAGAATCGTGGAATCAGAATCACCAGCAAATCTGGACATAAGATAATGATTCAAGACGATCCTGATAATGGTCAAGAGACTATCACGATCTTAGATAAGAGTGGAGACGGAATTACTTTCGACTCTGCCGCTAAGAAAGTTTCTATTGTATCTAAAGGCGATTTATCAGCCGCTGCAGAAGCTAACTTAACTATGTCAGCAAATGCAGATTCTACCATTACTGCTAATAGTAATGCTAAGTTCGCTGGTACAGCACAAACTACTGTAGGTGACGCAGGAAGCCCAACCAAAGTAGATGGACAACAAGTTACTTTAGCAGGAGGCGGTCCTGGTGTCGCAAGGCTCGGTGATCGAGCTATTGGGATCGGGAACTTAGGTGCCCCTGTTACTAGTACTATTATTCAAGGTTCATTTAAAGTAACTAGTGGGTAAACTATGGCGCTTAGTCAAGCAGATCGTATTCAAATTAGCGGCGAGATGATTGATCTTCCTTTGAAGATTGATGCTGCTAACCAGACTCAGGTTCAGTTGGCTGGCGTCAAAACAGACTTACAAAATCAAGATAATAGTTTAAAGATCTTTTTCGATAAATATAATGACATTGCAAACGCTTATCAAACTGAGCGTCGATGGGTAGACGGAACTACATATTCCACAGTCGTCAATCAGGATTTGATTGATGGAGCTAAACGTGTATCAGGTAATAAATTTTATCCTGGAGCTAGCTGGACAAACTTCCAGCCTCAAAAACATGCAAGCACTGAAGGAAACCCTACGACAACCTCGCTTGATAGTGAGCTTGCAATATTTACAAATAGTATCACAAATGGCGGTCTAACTATCCTTCTCAACTTCTTGTTGAATGGACAAACTAGTGCCGTACTTGATGATACATTAGCTAGTACATACACTCCTAGTTCTGGAACTATGTCCGTAACTACTGGTGGTCAGACAGTAAATAATCTAATTATCGTAAAAGATGGAATGATAAGTGCTCTATTTTTAGTTACGGCTTCTGCTGGAACTACTTTAACAGTCACTGAGATTATTCCTCCTAGCGCACCTTTAACTAGTGGCGCAGCCGTAGTTGAGAATATTATTGCTTTTACTAATAGTGAAAGAAATACCTTAACTTCAACTAACTATCAAGATGTATTAACTGGACTTGCTCAGAAAATTAAAGATGCGGTAGATTTATGGGAAACGGCGTTGAACAATCAGCTAGCCCAATTAAATCTAAATACAGATTCAAGATCTCCTCAAGGATCTGAAATTACCGCTGCCAAAGCAGACGTAAACAGTGCCAAAACAGTAATCACTACCTGGAAAGCTCTTCCAGATACTGGCACTACTTTGATTGATAGTAAGTTTGTAAACGTAAATATTACGCCCTTACAAACTAAAGTGACTAGTAGAACTAGTTTTAGTACTACTAGAAATACTCAGATTACTACAGCTTTAGGAAGTATTACTCAGAATCCTGACGGTACTTTTACTGGTGTAGGTATTTATTATTTAAGATTTGTTCAGATAGATTCACGAATTAATCTAGCTGGCGGACCTTTAACTGAGTTTTACGAAAAAGACGTTGCTACTGCTGGCCTAGCCCAGATCGTAACCAACGCTAATCAACGTAGCGCAACATTCTCTGCCGAATTAAAAGTAGAGGGATTGGCCGTAAATGCTCCTGGCAATAATACTGTTACTCTTAATAGCTCTTCTGGCTTTTCCGTAAGTGACAGTATTTTCGTAATGGCAGATACTCTAACAGAATTATCTGGAACCATTACAGCTATTAATGGAAACGCTCTTATTCTAAGTATAACTGTTCCTAACACTTATACTAAAGATAAAAAAGCGAGACTATACAAACAACTATAAAAGGTGTAATTAATGGCTGCTATTAAATCTACTGAAGATAGTTTAAAGGTCAGGCTTGGTTCTGACCTCAAGTTTCCTATTGCAGGTAACTTTGAGGCTGTAGCCGGAGTCGATCTATTACTACAAGACATTCAGCAGCTACTACTAACCGTTCCTGGAGAACGAGTTAATAGGCCAGATTATGGTTGTAATTTGCGAAACCAAATCTGGGAGAATATCCAAGTAGCCGCCGAACAAGGTGCTGCCTCAATTCAAGTGGCTCTGGATACCTACGAACCTCGCATCACTCTACTAAATGTAGATAGCACTATAAATGAGAATACTGGGTTAATTACCTTTAATATTCAGTTCGTGGTAAACAGTACGGATACTGCAGTAAACTTGATTTTTCCGTTTAGAGCAGGAACCCAATTAAGCTTCGCATAAGGGATGACTAATGGCTAATATTACTACAAATATAGATGTTGACTATATTGCAAAGGACTTTAGTTCTACGGTTGATGCCCTTATTAACTTTGCTACAGTTAATTACGGAGCTAACACTAGTGCTAATCGTCTATGGACGAATTTTAACGCAGATTCATTTAGCCGAAACTGGTTAGAGATCTTAGCGTATGTAGCCGATTTATTCTTTTTCTATTTCGATCAGCAAGCTACAGAGACTTATCTTCAGACTGCACGAGTCAGAAGCTCTGTAGAACTTATTGCTAAACAATTTGGTTTTACTCCTGGTTCAGCCACAAGCTCATCAGGCGTAGCTACTATCACCACTACTGGATCTGGAACTATCCCTAGAGGATTCAAAGTTCAAGCGAGCAATGGAGCACAGTTTTATACGACTGTAATTACCAATGTTATCTCTGCAGGCCCAGTAAATATCCCCGTTCTACAAGGCATTATTGTAAACGAAACATTCGCTGCACAAGGTCTTCAATCAGAAGAGATTGATCTAAAAGGACCTAATGTAGTACGTGATTTGAAGAATATTAGTCCTTCTGACGTAAGCCCTATTGTTACCGTAAATGGTAATAGCTATACGTTAGTAGACTCATTTATTCGCAATAATGGCGAGGATACTCCTGCGATTTTCGATTCTCTCGGAAACGTAATTGGCGGAGGCGGTCGTGTTTATACGATTGCCCAACGTCCAGATGGAACGCCATTCGTATCTTTTGGAGATGGAATCTTTGGAAGAAAATTGCAAGCTGGTGAGACTGTCGCCGTTACTTATAGGACAGGCGGAGGGTCAGTCGGAAATATATCTGCCCAGACCCTAAATACTTTGATCGACTCATTACCGTTCGTGGCCAGCGTCATTAATAATGCCGAGTTTAGCGGCGGTGCTGACGAACAAAGTATCGACCAACTTCGACAACTTATCCCTGCAAGTCTACGAACTCTTGACAGAGCCGTAGCTGAACAGGATTACGCAGACATTTTAGAAGCTAACTTTACCGAGGTCTTTGCGGCCTCTGCAGAAGCCAACCTTACACAACCAGGCATTGACTTAAATATCTATGTTGTTCCTCAAGGTTCTGGCATCACTAAAATTAGCGACAACATTATCTTAAAAAATAAGTTATCAAATTTCATCGACAGACGAAAGATGGTAACTACTCAATTCCAAATCTTGGATGCTTTCGGAGTAGATGTTTTAGTTGGACTAGAAATTTACATCTCTGCTACAGCTAGTAAAAATACTGTAACAGAAGCTATCCAAACTGCTCTAACTAACTTCTTCAGTTTAACTACTGGTGGAGTAAGTGGAGGCGGAATCTCTTTTGCTGAAGAAATCCTTTTAAAGGACATTGGCAATATCGTAGAGGCCGTCACAGGAGTTGAACGTTTTGAAATTAAAAAGTTAACGTACAAACCAAGAATTGAAGAATCAGTAGTCGGTTTGATTACCGAATACAATTCAAGTATGGTAAGTGTGTTCCCCACTGTCAGCGAATCCGAATGGGCTATCGCTGCCTCTGGACCTGTCACAGAATCTTCGGGAGATGTTTTATTCTCGAATACAGGTTTAGTAGGATTCACCTACACGTCTATGACAGGATTGATTGCTTATGCTTTCCCTGTTGATCTAGATGGAGTTAGTCCAGGGGATTTATTCAGAGATGGATCTGGAACAGACTATACAATTCTTGCAGTTGATACTGTTAATAGCAGCCTTAATATTACTGCAGGTCTCACAATAAATAATACTGTGACGACTGCTAACCACGGCAGTATTCGTTCAGGCGGCACTACTTACGAAAGTTTTAAATGCTTCAAGAAGACCTTGGCTAAAGCCACTAATCTTTCTGTTGATAGCATTACAGACAATGATTTAGATTTATCTGTACTTAAAAGTACTGGAGCTGCTCTTAATTCTAGAACGCTCCTAGATAACTCTAAGGTATTTATTCCTAACCAATATGCTTCTGGAGATTTCTACCTAGTAGACTCTGCTGGACATATTTGGGAAATTCAAGCTAATGATAGTAATACTATTCGTACTTCTATCAGCGCAGTAGATGATGCTTCAGTTACTGCTGTAGCTTCTGGAGAATACAAGATCGTTGTAAACTATACTGGTAGACAGATTGTATTTCAAAACAATATCTTTACTATTCAATTTAATAGTGATAATACCCTCTACTCGATTGGTGCTCAATTTAGTCAGATCGGTACTATCGGAGATGCTTTTGCAATCTCTATTTTACAAAGCAACAAAGGTAATTTAGGCGTCCCTCTAGATCTAGTTTCTTATAACTCAAGTACTGGAGTAATTCGTCTTAATGGATCGCCAACACTTGCAGGCGTAAGTTCAGATTATGTTTTAATCGACTCATCTGGCCAAGCTTTTAATGTTGTTGGAGTAGATAACGAACCCAAACCCTCAGTATTCTATGATTCAGTAAATATGGATGATAGTCAAATTCTGACTGGTTCTGGTCTAGGTACTCAAGTTGCTCAAGGATTTAAAGTCCCTTCTACTGATACGTATGCTGTAGTAAGCTGGTATTTAAAGAAGGAAGGTAACATCTTAGGAAACCTAACAGCATTAATCGTTGAGGATGATGGTACAGGATTACCTGATACTTCCTCAGTAGTAGCTGCTAGTGATCCTGTTGCTGTAAGTACTTTGTCAGATAGCGTCTACAAGAAGATTGTATTCAGCTTCGCTTCTCCTCCTACACTAAATGCTAGTACTCAGTATCATTTGGTATTGACGCCTGATGCCGGATATGTAGGTGCAGAACAAAGTAACGTAACTGTATTTGATAATACAGGCTTAGTTAACTTCGCATATAACTCTATTTCTGGAGTTGTTCAATATGCGGCTGCTGTTAACTTAAGTAACGTGTCTCCTGGAAACTACGTCAAGGATATTGGTGGTAACTTCTGGAAGATCTTATCTGTAAGTGACTTAGATGATACTGTAACTTTAGCTACTTCCTTATCGGTAGTAGATGGTGTTCCTAACTCTAGTGACGACGGTTCTGTTGTTATTAACGACCGAGTTCTAGTTGGAATTGATAGCAGCTCTCCCACATACACTGACGGCAAATTTGCACGATTTGACGGTTCATTGTGGAGTAACGATACTCAAGGTCCTACTCCTTCTGGAGTACTTGAAGATGCTATCTTCTCAGTTGAAGGAACTAAATCTGTTACAATTCAAAGTAACCTAACTCCTGTAATGGGACCTGGCGCTACTTTGAGCACTAGATATTATGACGATAATAATGAGATGTCACTAATCTTAGGTGTATCTTCTGGAAATATTACTTCTGCTGCTGATGCTAATGCGTTAGGTAGAGGTACTGTTGCTAGCGTTCCAAACCGCCCAGTAGATTTCTTCGTTTTCCGTAGCTCACGTTACGCAGACGATATTGTTAACCTAAGACGCAACGAGATCCCTGAATTATCGACTTCAGATATTGAGATCCAAATCTTCGGCGGAGTTGATTAATGGCTTTAGCTAGAAACTTCAAAGCTGCCAGTCTGCAACCAAATCAGATTGGCTTAAATTGGAAAGCACCCGTAGACTTTAATAACTCTACGGACGAGCTAATAGTGACACGCACTATTACTCACTTTCCTATGGAACTGTATAATACCAGTTTCCCCAATAGAGCTACAGACAGCAGACCTATTGAAGTTTTTAGAGGAAAGACTATCGTAGGGATTAATACAGGCACCATCTCAGTTACAGGCAATACTTTGACTGATACAGGTGCCTCGTTTCCTACAGTTCCTGGACTTAATGGTAGATTGCTACGAGATAGCTTAAGTAAAGTTATTCATATTGTTAGTAACACTAGCACTACAATTACTTTAGAATCTGCCCCAGCGAACGGAAAGTACGTCGTACTCCCTGACTTCGTAGAAGATTCGACCCCACAAGAAAATTACGAAATTGATATTAGAACAGAAACTGGCGTTGGTTATATTAAGAACCTAGTCATCATTCAGAACAATGCCTTATTGCTTAGACTATTTCAACAAGATGAATTAGCTAATCTAATCTTTAAGGATGGAGCAGGTAATAAATTTATTGTAAAGAGCAATACTGTCGATACCGTATATTTCCATGAATCTACGGCTCCTCAGATTGGTGCTGGTATGGCAATTATAGCTAGCCATGTAAACAGTCAACCTCTACCTTATGTAGATACTTTTAGGACTGAACCAGAAGCTCTTGCTCGTGTAGGAACAAAACTACAAGACAATGCATTTTATTACTATACTATTTTTAATAAGCCAGAGAATACTAACGTAGCTCAAGCTAAGTTTAGTAACTATGATAGTAATATCTCTACTCAGGCTTTTGCTCTAAGTACTGCTGATAAACAATTTGGTTCTTTGCTTTATAACTTATGGCCTACGTTACATAGAGAACTAGACTCTACTGGAGATCTAGAAGACTTGATGAGCGTATTTGGTTTTCAGCTTAATGAATTGCATAGCTTAATTGATACATATAATTTACAAGATGCGGATAATGTATTAGTTTCTGCGTTGTTACCTTTGTCTGAACAAACTGGTTTGCCTTCTATTGGTTATTCTTTAGGAGCAGATACTCTAAGGAGAATTGCTAGAAATCTTATCGGTTGTTGGAAACTCAAAGGTAGTAAAGAAGGCATCGCTATGTTTATTAGGATGCTAACTACTTGGGACATTACGAACGGTACTGCAGATTTTGCTGGTGCTGTATCAGACTTTCTACCTAACGTTTCTGCTCTAAGATTTTTTGATCCTAACTTAGGTAACTTAAACGTAAGAATTACAAAGACCAACCCGTTCGAGGCTGGAGGAAGATTCGCTAAGTCTCTTCCTGGAGTCGTTATTCCTGGATTCTTTAACTTTAGAGAATTCGTTGTAACCATTCCTAATGTAGCTTTATACATTGGAACGAGCCAAGGATTTAGCGTATCTGCTGGAACTACAACCATGACAGATGCTACTCAGAACTTTGGCGCAACAAATAGCTTAGTTGGCAATTTCTTATTGCCCAACACTGAAGAAGTCAATGACATCTTTGAGATTGTAGCTAATACTGCAACTACTATCACTGTACGTGGAGTAATCAATAACCGAGTACCTGGCGGTAACTACGCCATACTCAGCCCATTGAATACTAGTAGATTCGTTATTCTTAACAAGTTATTGCCGCTATATATACCTTTCGGTACTAGGGCTGGCTTCTTATTTACAATAGTTTAAAGGAATAACCATGCTTAGATTTAATACTTATCGCAGTAAAAGATACTTGCGATCTAAATTCGTAGAAGGTAAATTCCTATTAGCCTCAGAAGCCTCAGACCTTGAATTAGAAATTTTAGACCAGTTACGCAAACAGGTAGAAGCTCAGATCGGCGACATCGCCGTTGAAGATGCTTGGAAGGTTGAGAGATTAAACATCACTCAGCTTCTAATCAAACCTGGTGAAGCTTGGTTTAAAGGCTTACCTTTCTCTTTTAGATCAGGTAAAGACCAGCTAGTTACAGGTGCTATTCTTACTGCAGGTATCTTACCAGTAGGCGTCTCTATCACTGACGACGCAACTGGACAAGGTAAGATTTTAACTTTCAACGACGGAACCCCTACACCAACTAATAACTATCGTGTAATTATTACTGCACGAGAACAATTAGTTACTGATGTAGAAGATCCGTTTCTTAAAAATGCTAACATCACTGAGTCAACTGCTCAGAAGGTACGTTTAATTTATCAATTAAATATCGTACCTCAATCTCTGCAATCAGAGAGCCCAATTCCTTATAGGGACGAAAGCTCTACTGCAGGATCGCCTACCAACTTCCCTAATACTGGCGGATTGGCTAGCCCTAATTTGGCTAACCAAGTAGTAGTTACTCCTACTGCTGCTGGTAATGGAGAGCTAATCTCTGTTACTGCAATTACTGGTTCTGAAGGTATTGACGGTCGAGACTTAGAGATTGTAGTTAGAAATAATCCTGGTTTAGGTGGAGGCAATCCTCTACCGAACAGCCCGACTGCCCAACAAGCTTTCAGTAATGGTAAGCTTATTGACAGTAACGGTCAGATGTATCACATCAATGCTGTTTTTAACGACGTAGTAAGCACCCAGGTCGTTCTTCGTATCGACAAGGAAC